GCGGTTACTTGGGCTTGCTTGGCCTGTTCGACCGACGCAGCAGGCACAGCGAACACTGAAGCGTCAAACGTAGGCGGTGGAATTGCCGGGGCGGCGAGCGAAAACGCGCCGGCCTCGGTGATTTGCTTGCTGATCTGGTTGATGACCTGAAGCGGGCTTTTCTCCCCATCTTCTAGACCTTGCGCCAAGCCGGCCATGGTGAAACCACCCAGTTCAGCAAACACCCGCGACGGACTATGAATGCCGAGCTTTTCCTTGAACCAGCCAATGGTTGCGTCGCTGATATCGCCCATGACGTTCTTGAGTTTGCCGAAGCTTGCTTTCAGCCCGTTCACCAAGCCGTCGATGAGCATGCCGCCGAACTCGGTAAAGCGGCTGGGCAGGTCGATGCCCAAGTAATTCATGACCGCCGCAAACGCCTGGTAGATCAGTCCAAGGGGACTGAAGTCGATCAGGACTTTAAGAATTCCACCGATTCCGTCACTGAACCCGGCTTTGATTTCGCGCCAGGCGCCGGTGAAATATGACTTCACCGCGTCCCAGTTTTTGTAGATCAGGTAGGCGCCGCCGGCGATGGCCGTGATCGCCAGACCGATGGGGTTGAGCATCAGCGCACGGCCGACCATGAGCAGCGCTTGACCCACAAACGGCAGCACTGACCTGCCGAGGCTCCATAACAGGCTGATCAAACCGGGCAGCCGAATACCCAATTGCGCGAACATAAAACGCAATGCCACAAATGGCAGTAGCACGCTGGCCACTGTGATGAGTAAGCCGCCCAGGGCGATGGACAGCGCGGCGATGACGGCGACCGTTTTGACGATCCCAGCAGCGAGGTTCGGGTTTTCGCTGGCCCAGCTTTTGACCCCGCGAATGATCTCGGTGACTGACTGAATCAGTCCGCGCAACGGTCCATCCTGTTGCTCTTGCAGTTCGATGCCCAGATCCTGCCAGGCACTGCTCAAGGTCGTCAGATCGCCCTTGAGGTTGTCGGCCATCACAGAGGCCGTTTGCGCTGTTTCGCCCTGACTTTGGCGCAGGCTCGCGATGAGTTTTTGCAGCTCCCCGGTGCCGGCCTGCTCGACCAGTTGCGCCATGCCTTTAACCGCTTCCTCGCCGGAAATGGCTTTGAGCAAGCCACCTTTGTCGGCAGTGCCCAGGTCTTTGGTTTTGTCGTGGATCTCTTTGAGAATGTCCGGCAGGTTTCGCAGGTTGCCGTGGGCATCGGCGGTGGTGACCTTGAGTTTGGCCAAGGCTTTTTCCGCAGCCTTGGGCGGGGTGGCCAGGCGGTTCATGATGGTGCTGAGTGCGGTACCGCCCATGCTGCCCTGCAAACCGGCATCGCCCAATTTACCCGCCATTGCTGCGGCGACCTCGAGTTCGACGCCGTAGGTCTTGGCCATGGGAGCGGCGTACTTCATGGTTTCGCCGAGCATCTGCAGGTTGGTATTGGAGCCGGTGAAGGTACCTACCAACACATCGCCCAGTTTGCCCATCTGATCGGCCTGCATGCCGAGTCCGGAGAGGATGTTGGAGGCGATATCGGCGGTCTGTGCCAGCTCGGCACCACCGGCTGTAGCGAGGTCGAGCATCCCCGGCATCGCGGCTTTGATGGCCGCAGGATCGAAGCCGGCCATGGCGAGAAAGCCTTGAGCATCGGCGGCCTGGCCTGCGGTGAATTGCGTTGAGCCGCCCAGTTCCCGCGCTTGCTTGCGCAACGCCGCGAGCGCTTCTGAGTCTTTCTCCAGTCGGGAGATAGCCTGCGTTTTACTCATGCTGGCGTCGAAGTCGATGCCCGGCGCCATCAGCTTGGCACCCGCATACAGCGTTGCGCCGCCGCCGGCTACGGCGGTGGCGCCTTTGCCGGCCATGTCGCTGGCGAGGTGTCTGGATTTATCAAAGGTTGCGCGCGCCGCTGCCAAGCGTCTCTGTTGAGCGGCCAGCGCGGCCAGACGTCTGGTTTGTTCGGTGATGCTGTGGTTGGTCGCGCGGATCTGCTCGCGCAACTGCCGCTCATGGTTGCCGAGGCTTTGGGTGCTGATCCCGGTGGCCTGCAAGCGGGTGCGCAAGCCTTGGAGCTGTTCGCTCTGTTGCTGATGCTGCTGTTTGAGTTTCTGCGCTTCACGCACGGCAGTGCGGAAGTCCTTGGTCATGGCCTTGGTCGGCGCGCCGGTCGCGGCAATCTGCTGACTTAGGGCCTTCACCTTGTCACGGGCGGCGTTCAGTGCCTGCTCGGTCTGCTGCGCCGCAGCGCGCTGCGTACGCCAGGCGCTGACATCTTTCTGTTGGGTGTTGAGGGCCTTGAGCCGGTCGCGGGCGTCCTTGAGTGCGCGAGCGGCGCCGATGCTCTCGTTGTTGATCGCCCTCAGCGGACGCGTGGCCTTGTCGATGGCGTTCAGCAGCACCCGAAGTTTTAAATCATTCGCCATCGGCGACGCTCCGCACCCTGGCGCGCTCGCGCCATTCCATCAGTTCTTGCAGGCCCAACTGATCCATATCAGCCGGCGCCCAATGAAAGACCACGGCCAGGTCGGCCATGGCGTCCTCTACGCAACGAGGGAGGCGTCCGTCTTCACCGACTTCTGCAACAAAAAACCGGAAATCTTGCTGCCACACGCGAGCAGGTCGGCCGGGTCCATGCCGGCGGCTTCCGGTGCGGTGATGCCGGGGCTGGTAAGGCGCGGCAGGATCTTGATCAGGGTGGCCACGTCCATGTTCAACAACTCCACCAACTGCACGCCGCGCAGTTCGCCGGCCTGTGGTTTACGTAAGGTGAGGGTGTCGATCATGGTCTTGCCACGAGTGATCGGCGTGTCGAGGGTGACGGTGTTGTCGTCGGCGGTGGGTTGAATTTCTTCGGTCTGCATGGGTTTCTCCTGGGGTTAGAGGCCAATGGCGGCGCGCTGCTTTTCCAGCAGGTCGACGCCGTTGACCTTCTCGATGAAGTTGAGCAAGTCGATCTCGATGATGTCTTCGTTGTCGACGATCAGCTTGTAGTAGGAACAGGTGGTGGTGATGCTGTGTTCGGTGTCTTCGCCGGGTTCGTGGTCACCCATTTCGATGGTTTCGTGACGACCGCGCAGGACCACCTCCACGGCGCTGACGTCGCCGGTATCGTCCTGCTGAAACGAGCCGGCAAAGCGCAGCGCGATGCCCGAGGCATTGACGGCGCCGAACTGGCGCAGGGAAATCAGATCGAGGCCGCCGGTCTTCCATTCGAACTGAATGCCGTCGTCGGAGAAGCCCAGGTCGGCCTTCACGGGGCCGTTCATGCCACCGCCGCGATAGGCTTCCATCTTGCGTCCCAGGGGCGGCAAGGTGACCGACTTCACGACGCCGACGTAGCTGTTGGCATCGTTGAACAGGTTGAGGTTTTTAAGTTTGCGCGGCATGGCCATGGCGCTGTTCTCCGGTTAGCGATTGATCTGGCTGGCGAAGTTGATGAGGTAGCGGTCGGTGATGCGCTGGCGCAGGGTGAGGTCTTCTAGCGGCGGGACCGGTGTGTAGTCGTAATCAAGCCAGAGCTTGCCGGCCTTGAGGGTGTCCTTGGTGTTGATGTCTTCGGGGTACCAGCAACTTCCGCCGATCAGGTAGCCGGCTGACACCTTGCTGCGGAATTCGGCGTTGACGCCCTCGATCATGTCGCGCACCAAGGAGGCGTGCAGCGGCTTGTCCATGGCCCACATCTGCGTGCCGGCCATGGTGTCGGCCAGCACTTGCGCGGTGCGGGTATAACTCTCGAAAGCAAACAGCGGATCGTCGCTGCAGGTGCGGCTGCCCCAGAAGCGCAAACCGCCCTCATTGATCAGCGTGGTGACCTCGTGACTGTTGAGGTAGTTGGCATCGGTGGCGGGGTTTTGCAGGTCCCAGAACACGTCGGCATTGATGCCGGTGACGCCGTTGACGGCGATGTTGGAGAGGGTTTTGTGCCAGCCGGTTTGCTGATCGATCTTGGCGCGCAATCCAAGCGCGCGAGCAACGGCCGTGGCGTTGACGGTCTTGTTGGTGGCGATGTCCCAGCTGAGGAAATCCGGCCAGATGACCATGACTTCTCGGGCGCCGAAATGCTTGCGATAGGCGACCGCTTCCTCCTTGGTGTTGCAGCCCCAGGCGCTGACATAGCTGAACGCCCGCAGTTGTTGGGCGATGGACACGAGTGCGGTGGCGACGGGTAGGGTGTCCAAGCCTGGGACACCCAGAATGCGGGGCACCAGGCCGAGCCGCGACTTGGCGGCCAGCAGGGCTTTCATCCCGGTGTACTTACCAGTTTCGGTGGTGGTGCCGATCAGGGCGCTGGTGGTCTCGGCTTCGTCCTGACCTTCCTTGACACGTACAACGATGACGTAGGGTTTGGTCTGATCGGCGATGGCTTGCAGGCTGGCGGCGAGGGTGCCTTTTACGCCGGCTTTGCCGATGGCGGTCTGGACGCTGGTGATCAGGACTGGGGTGTCAAACGGGAAGACTGTCGCGTCGGCATCGTCGGCGGTGCACACCATGCCGATCACGGCAGTGGGGATGGTGCGGATGGGGCGTGAGCCATCGTTGAGTTCGATGACTCGCACGCCGTGAAGATAATCGGACATGGAAGCAGCCTGTGCAGTAATTGTTGAGCCAGTGCACAGGCTGCCGCGCGTTCGTCAATTCGTCGCGCGGTGTGGGTTGTAGGGGGTATGGCTACAGCATGCAGGTTTAGCGGTGCTGCTGTTGGGGTTGAACAGGCCACTCGATGGCGTTGGGGAAATGGGCTTGTTGCTCGATGCGATTGAGTTCCACGCTGTAGTGCATCCAGTCCACGAGTGAAGCCTGTTCCTCTGGTGTGGCGGTGCCCAGTTTCTCTGCGTATTGAAGGGGGGCAATACGCAGTTGCGCGTCACGTTGCAGGTTATCTCGATGGTCCATGGCTTGAGCGCTTTGCGCAGCGCGTTGGGCGGATTCGTCGAGTGTCCATTGCTCATTGACCCATTTGAAGTGTTCGCCGGGACATGGTTGTGTTGTCAGTCCTTCGGGCAGTTCGCCCAACTGTTGCCATGCTTGTTCCATGCCGTCAGCAGTGCGGAAGACAGTGCCTCGATGGTCGAGGATCTGTTGGATTGCTCCATCGAGCAGCGCCCATGTTTTGCCTGGCTCTGGCGTAGCCAGGACCTTCGGGACTTGCACGGCATTACCAGGCAGTTGCGGACCGAACCCCGGTATGGCCGGGAATGTGACCGGGCCAGACAGCGCGCCAGCTTCGTCAATCAAATAGTTAGTCATCGAGACCTCAAATCATTTTGATACGGCCGGGGTAGGCGATGTTTCTTGGGCGTGTTTCTGCGTTGCCGACGCGGCTGAGGTAGGGAGGTGAATGGTTAGTAGACGTTATGTACTCTAATTGTGCACTGCCACGGTTAATCGATTGAGGGATCAGTGAATGTTCACTACCAGTACCTTTTCCGAAGGAAACGGAGTGGGAATGGTGTTCAAACGCATCAGCTGTCCATGAACCCGCTACTCGTCCAGCGACTTTCCACTGACTATCGCCATCCTTTTGTGATGGATTTGAAGCGACCACTTCAAAATCTTTGATCGAGATGACTGTTGTGCCTTTGGGAAAACCGTCACCCTCCAGTGGCATTCCAGCCTCCACAAATGAGCTTTTTCTAGCCTCTGAGATGACTGGACTGCCTGCGCTCACTTTACCGGTGACCACTGATTTATCGACTAGCCGGCCTTGGTCGAGCACCCTGAAAAACTCGCCTCGGGCTTCTGGCGCACGAAACGTCGACTTGTTATCACCGGTGGTCCATCCACCCTCCATGTACCTCTGCCTCTCCGGGTAGAGCATTCCCGATTGTTGAGCGTGATCCCATAGCCATGGCCACTCATCCCGTTTCAGCAGTTGTCCATTCAAGGCCCCGTAACCTCCGGGGCTGAATACGATCGTGGTCTCAAAGACCGGGCGCCCCAGTGGCGTGTTGTCGAAGCGCCCAACCGGCCACCACCCCCCGGCCCCATCGCTGCGCAAATGCCACCAATCGCCCGCGCCCATCAGCACCAG